ACAATCACGATTAAACCATAAAAAATCATAATATGAACTTAGACCAGTTGATGGACATTGTTGCAAGTTGTAGCGGACAAACTAAAGAGAAAATAATGGGTAAGGATCGGTATAGGAAACTGGTGTTGCCAAGATATATCTTTTCGTATGTTGCTCGTACAAAGATGAAAGAGACGTTTATGGATATTGCTGATTACTTAGATGCTCATCACTCCACTGTGATTTACTCGGTTGATAAGATTGCATCTTACATTGAGGTAGGTGATGAATTGACTATTGAACTATATAACTCGGTTAAGGAAGCAGTGGCTAAGTATACCAATGAACCTATAAGGGTGATGCTTACATTTGATGATGACACAATAGTCAATCAGGTGATAATGGATATAGTGAATAAATACGAATGTAGAGTGGAGAAGTTATAAACAAAGGTTGTGGAAAGTGATGGTTCGTATCTACTTTATATCTTAATTTTATATCGTGGCAAAGAAAGGATTTTACCTCAAGAATAACCCAAAAGAAAATTGCTTATACCTTAATGTGTTTGTAAGCGATTTTAAGGCTTATTTAGACACTATTCCGAAAAGTAATGGTTGGGTACGTCTAAGGATATTTGAGAGGAATGTAGAGGACGAGAAGGGGCATACACACAATATGGAGTTCGTTGTTAATCCAAAGCATCTCATTGATAGTCAAGAAAGTTAAAACTGAATATTCAGCAAAAATCATATGAAGGACGAAGCACTAGAAAAGCTGATAAAAAAGAGAAGCCCTAACCTTGGTGGTAAGAGACCAGGTGCTGGACGTAAGCGCAAGATGGAAGAGTATGAACTCATTGAGAAGCTTAGCCCTATGGCTGATGTTGCATTCACTAAGCTTAAAGAATTGATTGCCAAGGGTGATGTGAAGGCTCTACAAATATTTATGTCATACTTTGTTGGATTGCCAACACAGAAGATCGAGAGCAAAGTGGAAGGTAATCTAAACCAAGTAAGTGTTGAAGTGGTGAAGCCGCAACTGGAAAAGGTCGCGTAACAATAGGGTAGGGGAGGGGTTGAAAATGAGTGAGTTAGGTGTCTACTTAACATAATGTATATTATAAGTCGAAGTAACCTATTATCCGACTACTAATAGTAGTAGTCACACGATGAGGGGGGTACTTTAGGAAAATGAAAGTGGGTCGGGTTTATATTCCTCCCATTTTTGATACCACCAAAACTCGACCTACACGATGACCCCCTATTTTGACCCTACTTTTGAAACCGAAAAACAGATATAGAATTTTTTTTATACTTGAAAATGGATGCACGACTACAAACTAACAAGGTCTTTGAATTACTGAGTGATAGCGACAAGCGAATAACTGTGATGCAAGGTGGCTCACGATCTGGCAAGACTTACAACATCCTTATTTGGTTTGTTGTAAAGTTGTTGCAAGAGAATGGCAAGACCTTAACGATAGTTAGGCAGTCTCTCCCATCAATAAAGGGTACGGTGCTAAGAGATTTCGTTGACATCCTCTCAAGGTTAGGCATTTATTCTGAGGACAACCACAACAAAACCGACCAAATATATTCCTTAAATGGAAATATTATCGAGTTTGTGAGTGCTGACCAGCCGCAAAAGATAAGGGGTAGAGCGAGGAACTATTTATTCTGCAATGAGGCTAACGAATTGACGTATGAGGCTTGGATGCAGTTGATTATGCGTACTGAGGGTAAGATAGTGATTGACTATAACCCATCTGACATCTCATCTTGGATTTATGACGCGGTCATACCTCGTGATGATGCCGATTTTTATATTACGACTTTCCGTGATAACCCATTTCTTCCAAAAGAGTTGGTGTTGGAGTTGGAAAGAATGAAAGATGCTGATCCTAACTATTGGCAAATCTACGGATTGGGTGAGAGGGGACTATCTCAAGACATTATCTATACTCACTGGAAGACTACTGAGAACTTTCCAGAGGATGGTGAGACGGTATATGGCTTGGACTTTGGGTTTAACGTGCCTACGGCATTGGTTAAGGTTGTGTTTGTTGAGAATGCTGCTTATTGTAAGGAGTTAATATACGAGGCGAAACTAACTACCAATGACCTGATTGAAAAACTAAAAGGCTTAGGACTAAATTCACACGATGAGATTTATTGTGATGCAGCCGAGCCTAAAACGATTGAGGAGTTGGTGCGAAATGGGTACAATGCTAAGAGTGCTAATAAGGATGTGACGGAGGGAATAAGAACGGTAAAAGGAACTCCATTGATAATTGACCACGAAAGTGTAAATTTGTTAAAAGAGTTAAAGAATTATAGGTGGAAGACTGATAGAAATGGGAACAAGCTTGATGCACCAGTAAAATTCAATGACCACATTGCAGATGCGATGAGATATGCTATATTCAGTAAATTAACAATTCCAAGTGTGACTTGGGGTGTAATATAAAAAAGAATGGGTTTATTTGATGTTTTTAAAAGGCAGAAAGGCTTAGACCCTTTGCAAAATATTAGCAATAATGCGCTAAAGCAGATAAATGGCGCGGTGCTTCAAAATTATCAATCAAAAAGTTATGTTGATGAGGGATACTTAGGCAATGCCGATGTGTACTCTATTGTCAGCTTCTTGGCGAGAAAAGCCGCCTCAGTACCTTGGTACGTTTACAAGTTAAACAAAGGCGAGAAGGCAAAAACTTCTCTACTTAGATATAAGCAACTAAGCAAAGGCTTGGCGAATAAGGGTGCGTTCGAGAGAGCAATGATTGAGCGCAAAAATGCTTACTCGGATAATATCGTGATGGATAGCGACCTTGCTAAACTTTTGGAAAATCCAAACCAGTACCAAGCGCAAGATCAGTTTTTAGAGAATTTATTTGGTTATAGGATTTTATCTGGTGAAGGTAACATATACGGAAATAATGGTAACATACAAGGTGGTAAGTTTCTCGAACTTAACGTTCTTCCAACACAGTTTCTCGACATCTACCCTGACCCACGAGACTTATATGGTCTATTGGGTTACAAGTTGATGGTATCACAAAGTATTGACATTCCAAAGGATCAGGTTTGTGCGTGGAAGAGTTGGAATCCCGACTTTAACGATGTTACTAGGTCCCATATGAGGGGTCTTTCTCCTCTTAGATCAGCTTATTCTACTTTAAGAATGAGTAATAATGCTCACGATGCCAGTGCAGCAATGACTGCCAATGGTGGAGCAAAAGGTGCGATAGTGCCTAAGCCTATTGGTACAAATGTGGCGCAATTTACTATCGAACAAGCGAACATAATTAAAAGAGCGGTGAATGATGATTTGAATGGCATTGACAACAAGGGTGCTATTAGAGTGTTGCAAACTCCTTGGGATTACCTAAACTTCGGACTATCCTCAGTGGATATGGAGTTGATGGGAACTTTAAAGATGTCGTTACAACAATGGTGTCGTGTGTTTGGCTTACCACAAGTATTATTTGACACCGATACTACATCATACAACAACTATCAAAATGCTTTGAGGGATATGATGACAAATACAATCATACCTTTGTGTAGCACTTTGCGTGATGAGTTGAATAGATGGTTGCTTCCAATTTATGGTGAGGATGTTTATATTGACTTTGATATTACATCAATCCCAGAGATGCAGCAAGATATGGAGCGAATGACTCGTGTCCTAAGAGATGCGAACTGGCTTACAATGGATGAGAAGAGAATTGCAATGAACTATGAGCCTAAGTTTGGTGCTTATGAGTATTCATATGTTAACCAAGGTTTGGTGGTATTAGATCAAGTAGCAATGGACTTAACTTACGATGACACAAACGGAAGTGATACTATGGAGTCAAGTGATGACACAATATCCGAAAACATTGAGCGAGAGGAATTGTCAAGTGGAGCGAGAGATGATGAACAAGGTTCGTAGGTCATTATTTGAGAAATTAAAGGAAGAATATGAACGCAAAGCAGAGAGAGACATATTGGCTCAAAGTGGAGCGATTGAGGAGGGAGATAGAGGCAAAATATTTTAACAAACTAAAAGATAGCATATATAAACAGTTTGTGAAGTTTGCTGGTGATGTGAGTAGATATGGTGT